TGGACTCCTCCAGATGGTTATTATGTTGAGCCTATTGGCGCTTCTGGCGCAGGTATCGGCTGGAGTTTCATAAACGGTCAATTTGTGCCACCTGCTCCTGAAGAAAATGCCTAAAAAACAGGTCAACCTATCGGTTTCACGCGGCGAGAAACTACCGGCGTCTCAGGGCGCTGGACTCACTGCCAAGGGCCGCGCCAAGTACAACGCGGCGACAGGCAGTAACCTCAAGGCTCCGGCTCCACACCCTAAGACAGCCAAGGACGCAGCGCGGAAAAAGTCCTTCTGCGCTCGTATGAGTGGGATGCCTGGTCCCATGAAAGACGAGAACGGAAAACCGACACGCAAGGCTGCCAGCCTGAAGCGTTGGAACTGTAAGTAATGCAAATCCCGATCCTCAACGGCATCTACACGAACGGCGCCGGGGACTTCCGTGTGGAGTACCCGCGCAATATGGTGCCCGTTGTGCTCGAGACTGGGATCTCCAAAGGATACTTCCGCCCGGCAGACGGGCTTGTCAGCCTCGGCAACGGCCCCGGAATCGACCGCGGCGGTATCGAGTGGAATAACCTTCTCTACCGTGTCATGGGCACCAAACTGGTGTCGATCTCCAGCACCAACGTGGTGACGGTGATTGGCGATGTCGGGGGCACGGGACAGGTCACTTTTGACTACTCGTTTGACTATCTGGCTATCGCCTCTGGCGGGAAGTTGTTCTTGTACAAGCCAGCCACCGGCCTTCAGCAGGTCACGGATGTTGATCTCGGCACCGTTGTTGATGTTGTCTGGGTGGACGGCTACTTCATGACCACAGACGGCCAGTATCTGATCGTCACAGAACTCAACGACCCGTTTTCGGTGAACCCGCTCAAGTATGGTTCATCTGAAGCCGATCCTGATCCGATTGTGGCACTCCTGAAGGTTCGCAACGAAGTCTACGCGCTCAACCGGCACACGATTGAAGTCTTTGACAACGTGGGAGGAAGCCTGTTTCCGTTCCAGCGTGTGGAAGGCGCTCAGGTACAGCGCGGTGCCATTGGCACCAACGCCTGCTGTGTATTCATGGAGTCTATTGCGTTCATTGGCGGCGGCCGGAATGAAGCTCCGGCAGTGTGGCTTATCTCTGGCAGCAACGCTGAGAAGATTTCAACCCGGGAGATTGACCTAAATCTGTCTGAGTTCACGGAATCACAGCTTTCGGCAGTGCTTGTAGAGGCCCGTGTCGATAAAGGCTACAGGCATCTTTACATTCACTTGCCGGATCGGACTTTGGTATTTGATGGGGCTGCAACGGCAACAGCCGGAAGTCCAGTCTGGTTTACACTCACAAGCAGCATCGTTGGCAACTCTCAATACCGCGCCAAGAACCTCGTGTGGGTGTACAACCGCTGGAACGTGGGAGACCCAAAGAGCACAACTTTTGGATACTTGTCTGACACGCTTTCATCGCACTGGGGAGACCTGAATGGCTGGGAGTTTGCCACCGTGATCCTCTACAACGAAAGCCGTGGGCTGATCTTCCATGAGCTGGAGCTAATCGCGCTGACTGGTAACTCGATTTTCGGAACCGACCCCAGCATCTGGACTTCATACACCGAGGACGGCCTGAACTGGAGCCAAGAGCGTGTCTGCAAAGCCGGCCAGACCGGAGTCCGAGGCAAACGGCTTTCGTGGTTGCAGCAGGGGCGCATGCGGCAGTGGAGAGCGCAGAAGTTCCGTGGCACAAGCGACGCGCAGCTCTCGGTGGCGCGGCTTGAAGCTAGAATTGAACCGCTTGCGGTATGATCGAGGGACCATACAAGATCACCCGCAACGAGTTGGCTCAGTTCCTGCCATCACAGCGGGCGATCCGGGCTTTTGAGCAGCTTTTTGCGCTGATTCCCTCAAGCATCAATGACAGCAACACTGTCATCGAGGAAGTCTCCGTAAACGCACAGAATGCCGATTCTAAGGCAGTGCAGGCGCTCTCTGCTATATCAAGACTGGCAGACGCAGTGGAACTGCTCGCGCTGGCGCCTCCAGACGCCAGTGTTGTGACTATCGGCGACATTACGCCCCCAGTGGTTCAGGTATCGCAGACCGCTGATATTCTGCCGCCTGTCATCAACGAGGTCCGGCGCAAGCGGTACGGCGCATTTCATAGCACGGCACTTCAGACAGCCGCGATTGTCAATACTGCTTACCCAATGACGCTGAATGTCACTGACATCTCGTTTGGGGTGTACATTGGCTCACCTACCAGCCGAGTTTATGTGGACACGGAGGGCATCTACAACTTCCAGTTCTCGGCGCAGCTCGCAAAGACCACTGGTGGTGTTGGGTTGATTTACATCTGGTGCCGGGTGAACGGGGTTGACATCCCGGACTCTGCGACTAAGATTCGGATTCAAGGCAACAACGGTGAAACCGTTGCTGCTTGGAATTTTGTTCTGCCGCTCAACGCCGAAGACTACTTCGAGTTGGTCTGGAGTACAGATGACCTGAATTGCCAGATATTTGCCTCGGCAGCAAGTCCACCAGTCCCGGCGATCCCGTCGCTGATTCTTACTGTTACCGACAACATCTCCTAATATGGCAGTCACCGTCAAAAACCTCATTCCAGCCAAGCAAGCCGAGAACTCGCAGACCGCGCAGTACACGGCCACGAACTGCAAGGCCATCATCGATAAGTTCACGGTCACGAATACCAACACGGCGAATGTGACCTTCAGCGTGAACCTAGTGGCGTCCGGCGGCACTGCCGGCACGGCCAACCTGATTGTCAAGACCCGTTCGATTGTCCCCGGTGAGACGTACTTGTGTCCTGAGCTTGTTGGCCAGGTTCTCGAGTCTGGCGGATTCATCTCGACGCTGGCCGGAACGGCGTCTGCGCTCACCATCACTGCATCTGGGAGGGAAGTGACCTAATGGTTTGTGAACTCACAGCGCCGGTTGATGCCACTGAACAGATCGAAGCGCAGCTTTTGCAGCTTCCTCAGGTTGAGTGTCCTGTGCTGCATCACTTTGGCCCTGGGATCTACATCCGAGAGGTTAGGATGCCGGCTGGTTCGTTGATACTGGGACACCGGCACAAACATACTCACACCAACATTTTGGTGTCTGGGCGGCTAAAGTTCCTGAATGAGGGCGGAGAAGTTGCTGAATTGGTGGCTCCCGCAGTCATTACATCAAATCCCGGCAGGAAGCTGGCGTACATCATCGAGGATACGGTGTGGCAGAATGTCTACGCGACTGAAGAACGCGATGTGGAAAAGCTGGAAGCGATGCTGCTCGACAAGAGCGATGCATGGCTTGAGCACAAGGATCGAGTTTTTAAGCTGGAGGAAAGCCTGAGAGTTAAAGATCGCGAAGACTTTCAGAATGTCATAACTGCTTTTGGAATGGACGAAGAATTCGTCAGTTCCATCTCTCGCTCTGAAGACGACCAGATTCCATTTCCAGCAGGCACAGCACCCAAGGTGGCCATGCATCCAAGTCCAATTCACGGTACAGGGGTGTTTTCATCGTTCCCGATAGCTGCCTTTGAGGTGATTGGACCGGCTAGATTGGACGGAAAACGCACTCCGCTTGGCAGGTGCACAAATCATTCTGCGAACCCGAATGCGTTCTTTGTGAAGAACGACAATGGAGACATTTACGCAATGGCATCTAGGGACATCAGAGGTTGCCAAGGTGGCGACAACGGAGAAGAAATTACTGTAGACTACTACCAAGCATTAAAAGTGAACGGCTATCAAATAGAAGGAGATTCAAAATGAGTGCGATTGCTGTTGGTGTAGGTGGTCTTGTTGGTGGAGGACTTGCATTAGCTGGCGTAGGCGCAGGGACTGCGCTTGGTGTAACGGGGACAGCTCTTTTGGCTGGAACTGCTGCCGCTGGAGTGGCTGGAAGCGCAATGTCTTCAAACAAGGCGGCTGGAGCTGCAACTCAAGCAGCTCAAACTCAAGCAGAAGCGCAGGGGCAGGCAATTAACGAACAACGCCGGCAGTTCGATGCCATTCAGGCTCTCTTGAAGCCATATGTTGAAGCCGGGAAAACTGATTTAACAAAGCCATATATCGAGGCAGGCCCGGGGGCGCTTCAAGCCATGCAGGGGCTTGCAGGCCTTCGTGGAGCGGCAGAGCAGCAAGCAGCTATCGACCAGATCAAGCAGTCTGCGCAGTACCAAGAACTTGCCAAGCAGGGCGAGCAGGGCATTCTTCAGAACGCGGCAGCTACCGGAGGCCTTCGTGGAGGCAACGTGCAGGCTGCGCTATCGCAGTTCCGGCCAGCGCTCTTAAACCAGCTCATCGAGGCGCAGTACGGAAAGCTGGCTGGGTTGACTACGCTTGGGTCTACATCTGCCGAGAATCTACTGCGTCTTGGTCAGGCATCGGCAGCCGGAACCGCAGCAGCCGGACAGCAATCGGCTCAGAATATTGGCAACCTAATGGTCGGCCAAGGACAAGCTCAGGCTGCTGGAATTATGGGAGCTGCAAATGCGCAGGTTCAAGGTCAACAAGGAGTTATTGGAGCACTCGGTGGAGGGCTTCAGAATTACATGCTGATGAATGCTCTCAACAAAGGTGGAACAGGTAGTTTATTCGGTGGAGGAAACACAGCTTTAAGTATGGCCGGAACACCATTAAGCACACCTGTAGGCACTTCTGGCGGTGGTTGGACAGCAGCGCAGTCAGCAAACT